GGTTATGGCGTACGGAACAAGATTATTACAACCAAATCCAATACATACGCCCAATTACTTTTCAACCCTTTATGGAAACATTGGATTCAGTATTGGCGGGTTACCAAATCACAGTTGGAATCGAATTGATAAACCCTTGGGTTACGGATGGCGATTGCGTATAAAAATAGCGAACAAGTTGTTGCGGAGTATTCCAACAAATGGGCGATTGCGTGTCGTACTTTATTGGAGGTAAAACGCCCACGAACATCAATCCGTGCCAAGTGGAAAAAGGTTGGTGAAGGGTGGACACCCATTTCCGTTTCCAAAAAAACATTCCGTGGTAATTATGTGGCATCGGGGCAATTGGTTAATTCCATCCAAGCATCACCCAAAGGGTTGGACATGGGAATTACCATGAACAAAACCGCCGATTATGTACAGAACGGAAGAAAGCCAGGCAAGGGCATTCCGTTGGCATCAATGCGGAATTGGACGAAGATGAAACGCATCCAACCACGGGATATGGGAACGGGGCGATTCAAAGGCAAGGCCGATGAAAACGCAATGCGGTTCATGATGAACAGAAAAATCAAACACTTTGGTATTGAACCATTCCCATTTGTAACAATGGCACGGAAGGAAATTTTACCACAATTCAATAAGGCATTAACCACGGCAATGGCCAAAGACATAAAAGCAAGATTCAAACGATGACATTCAACGAACAACCAAGTGCGATATGTGGGGCAAAATCCCCATTGATTTACCAATTTTACGATGCGTTATACACCGCAGATTCATTCTATTATCAATGCGATGTGTATGTATGGAGTGGCACAACGACATTGCCAGGTTCACCGAATTGGACAATAAACCGCAAACCCGACCAATATGGTTCGGGGCGTGGATGGATTGACATTCACAAATTGGTGGAACAAATGTTGACCGAGGATTATTTAATTAACGGCACATACAAACCAAATATCGGGAATGGGGCAATGCGTGTTGCCGTCAAAGTGCGTGGGGTGTATTTAGTAAGCACCACAACCACATACACGGCGTATGCGACATCCAATGTTGTTTTGGCTACATTGGGTTACACTTACACATCGGAAGGGTTTAACGATGGATTTTCAAAAGTGGTATACACGGACAAAACACAAGTTACAATCACCGCAGAAACAACCACGGCATATTTATGGTACGATGCAACTGTGGTTACTTCCATCACTTGTGGGAGTGCAACCATCACACCAAACGCGGTGAGTGGGTTGAGCGCAAACACCATCCAAGGTATTGAGATTGTACAATTGTTGGCGGCGGGTGGAGTATCGGCATCAACCAACATAACTTTTGTAAAGGCGGGGGATGATATTGTGATTCCATTGAATTTTGTGTGTGAAAATAAGTACGGCCAACAAGATGTTTTGTTCCTAAACAAATACGGGGTGTATGATTCGTTCTTGTTTAACGGAGTACACCGAACCACGAACCAAATCAGCGGTGAAAAGTATTCACAACCGATTTACAAACAAACCGACCTTGCACAATCATGGACATACGGCGTTCCAATCACCACACCATATTTGGTTAATAGTACCCAGGTGATGACAGTGAACACGGATTGGATCACGCAAAACGATGTTGATGTGGTTGAGCAAATTTTTTATTCGGTGAATGTATTGGTGAACGGCCCACAAGTTTTGTCGGCAAGGATTATTGATACCACATTTGAAAAGAAAACCCGCATAAACGAAAAGTTGATTTTGTACACCATTCAAATGGAATACAACCAACCAAAAATTAATAAGATAGTACGATAATGGCAATTAGATTTTCATTATCCATCCAAGATAGTAACACCGATACCATCGGGCCAATAATGTTGGCGTACAACCAACGCACGGCATCGGGATTTATCGAAGGTCAAGAATGTTGCATTGAAAAGTTGGAAGCGTTGGGCGGTACATTCAGTTACCAAGTACCCGTGGATTTATTCCAAGATGAATCCGTACCCCTTACAAGGCAATTAAAGGACTTGATGAACCTTGCCACCATTTGGACAGATTACACCCAAGATTTCCAAATACCCGCATCGGACACTAACAACCAAATCTTTGCCAATTGGTTTGATGAAAACATGGTCATCGTGGGTTGGAATCCCAACATTGGTAAAAACGCAACCATATTCATCAACGGATTACCCGTGTTTGAAGGTCGTGTTGAATTGATTGGTTGCAAGTTCAAAGATGGATTGCCACAATTGTACAACATCATTTTTTATGGCACAACCAAAAAGATTTTGGATGCGTGGGGTGAAACATTAATGAACGAAGTGGATTGGAGTGAATACAATCACACGGCCAATTATGCAAACATATTGAGTTCATGGGATCAAGCATTGGAGGGTGGTGATATTTTATGGCCGATTGCCGATTACAACCAAGGTTGGCGATATTCCACATTGAGTGGCGTAAACGGGAACATCCGCAATCCAAGGGGTGTTGAGGTGGATGATTTACGCCCCGCGATTCGTTTACGGGCGATGCTCACAACAGTGTTTGAGGAAATCGGGATTACATTGTCGGGTTCATTCCTTACAAGGCCCGAAATGGATGATTTGTACATTTTGCCCATGCAAACGGCGGGGCCATTGTACGATCCCGAATACACATTGCCAGGAACTTTTGAGGCGTACAAAGCACCACAATCATTCAACGGAAGCACATTTGGTGGGTTGACATATTCACAATTGATATTCACATCCGTTGTTGTTAACCCATCGGGCAACTACGCATCGGGTACGGGCAATTATACGGCCAATCGTTATGGCCAATACACATTTACAGTTGAATTGAATGACCTTGTGGCCCCAGGTGTACCATTGCAAAGTTTGGAAATTGCATTTTTTATCAATGGCCGTAAAATATACGCACCAGCAACGGGAATATTCACAAGCGGATTCACACCACCACCAACGGCAACGATTGTATTTAATTACGCATTGAAAACGATGGATGTGGTATCGGTTCGTTATCGTGCAACGGGAACATGGTCAACATCGTCAATTACTTTTGAATGTACGAAAGCCCCACAAGGTATTAATGGTAACACGATTTCCATGGTTGATGCGATGCCACAAAAACCAATCAAAGATTTTGTCAATGGGGTGTTGCAAGGTTTCAACTGCATATTAGTTCCAACGGGTGAAAAGACAATTGAAATCCACAATTTGGCGGATTGGTTAGCAACGGGAACAACAAAGAATTGGACATCGTATGTGGATACCAAAGACATTCAGCACGACAAATTACCAATCCCACGCCATGTGAGTATGACGCACCAAGAATCAACATGCTTGGCCAATGCATACTACAAACAAATAAACAAACGGGAATTTGGTTCAATTAAGTTCATGCCGTTAATTGATTATCCCACGGATGAATTCAACATTGAAACCCCATTCCATGTGATTGCCCCCCAGGCGATGAACGAAGTGAATTTGAATGGGCAAATTGTACGCAAAACGGAATTAAACATTCCCGTGTTTATGGATAGCGATGCCAAGCCCGTGCAACAAGATTACACATTATTTTATTACGGAGGCAAACAATCAATTTCCGATCCGTACTATTTTAACAATGTCAATCAATATGTGTTGCCGTTAATGACACCATATTCCGCGTACCCAACAGTGTCAACAAGTTATTCCAATGCGTTCGGTTTAGAATTGTCATTGCGTGGGAATGCCCCCGTAAACACAATGTATCAAATGTATTGGAATGAATACCTATCCCGTATGTATTCAACGCAATCAAGGGTGGTTAAAATGACCGCCGTGTTACCCGTGGGCGAGTGGTTGACACTTGAATTGAATGATACGATTGCCATTTCATCCAATTACTACAAAATCCAATCCATCCAATACGATATGTTGACGGAGTTGGCCAACCTGGAATTGGTAACTTATCCCGATGTGGAAATTATGAGTTTCACAAGCACGGGGCAAAAACCCGATTTCACGAACCCGACTGAAACGCCATTTGGTTTGACTTATTTGCGGGATTATTCGGTGGCAAAAGGTATCATGAATTCGTACAAGTTCAATGGCCAAGATTATTTGGATACAAACCAGGATGAGGATTACAACCAAAACAATGTTTTCAGTTTAGTTCAGCAAGTGGATAACCTTCAATCCATTGTGCAGTTCAACCAAATCACTATGTACCGAAATACTTTGAGTGCGCCATTAATGACGGATTCCACAACCTGGTTAAACATCCCAATGGAATCACAAGAATCAATTGGTTATGTGGGCAACATCACGGCAACCATCGCACCATCAAAATACATTTGCACCGATGGTGGGCAATACAAGTTTACGGCCATGGTTGAGTTTGAGCAATCTGGGAACAAGCATAGTAACATGGCAATTTTAATAAATGGGATTCCAACAACGGCATTGGGTGGAATGTCATCCGATTACGGAGTGATAAATTTCAGCACCATTTTGGATTTGGCCCCAACCGATGAAGTTACATTGGCATGGAAGCCAAAAACGGGTGGAAGCCACACAATCTATGTAACCAACGCAAACTTTTTAGTACTGAAAAAATGATATCATTAATCATAAAATTAGCACAATCCCAAGAATGGTACGGGGTATCCGATGCGGGGGAAATCGCAAAGGGCAAAAACCAATATGCACA